AATGTTACTGAGGTTCCAGTTATCACGATATTACCCGTCAACGTTACTGTTCCTGTAGCGGCCTTTGTCATCACCATAATCAAAGCCGATGGTATTCGAAGAGCAGGTAATGCTAGTGCATGATTAGTACTCGGATTAGGAGTACTAGTGGTATCATCATAAGCAATTGAAAAGCTCCCCGACCATCCCTCCTCTCCTGCAAAAACGCTCTCAAAAGCTGCATCTAAAGGTCTTAAATTTACCGCTTCAGTAGAAGTTGCAATCTGAACATCTAGAGCTTTGTAGAGTACCGCTCCTCCGCCGACATTAACTGAAAGTGTTGCGGTTGCTATACTAAATACTGCCATTATATTTCTCCTATCAAATTAAATTCTATTTTAAGTATCTGCTTGTGTAAGATTTCCACTGCCAACAAACGTAATCTCCATAACAGGAACTGACGTTTTATTAAAGGTCACTGAACTACCTGTGATTACTATATTCCCAGTTAACCTTACTTCTCCACCACTTGCTTTTGCTATAAGTAATATAAGCTCGACTGGGGCTCTTGCCACAGGTGTAGGCCTTGTACTAGGTAGTATTAACTTAAAGTTGGCACTATTATCTGTTCCCGTATCTGTACTAGTGGTGTCATCATAAGGGACCGAAAAACTACCCGACCAGCCCTCTTCTCCTGCAAAATTAATTTCATAGGCTGAGTCTAAAGGCCTTAAATTTATTGCTTCAGTATTTGTTGTTATATTTACATCTAATGCTTTCCACTCTAATGTAGCGATAGAAACTGTCGCCGTTGCTATACTAAATGTCGCCATTATTTACTCCTATACTATTAGTAAATTATATTCTTGTCTTATATGAATTATATTTTCTTCAATTGTTACAACTCCACTTTCTGTTCCTGTAATTCTTGCACTTACACCACCTGCAACAGTTAATGTAGAATTTACCATATCAGTAAATAAAGTATCTGAGATTGTTCTTAACACTTTACTACCAAGTCTTTTATTCCCGAAAAAATCTATCTGTAAAATACCATCTGACCATTTACAATCAGTAATATTATGCGTAACTACATCACTTATTAACTGGAATGTACATACAGGCAAAGAAGAATCTTGAGGCGCTTCTAATTCATAAACATCAATAAGTTGTCCTGAAGGATTAGCCAGTCCTATAGCGGTGCTTATCGCAGAGTAAATTCCATCAATTAAGTTTTGCTGAGCTGTAATACTCATTAAATAATATCCTTAAACTGGCTCATTATTTTTGATTTTTTTCCCGCCAAAGATTTTCTCATAAAAGGATTAGCAGTTTGTTTATATGTCCCAAACTCAACTGCTGCTGCATAAGGAACATCTGTTCCTACTCTTATTTCTAAGTTTTTAATATCACCCTCGTCTATTTCTATACTATTTTTTAACGTACCAGTATCAACAGGTGCATTAGACTTAACAGCATCTTCTAATATATTGCCACTATCTTTTAATGACTTAGTAAAAGCGTTTTTTAATATATTATTTAGTTTTGGATTAGGTTTAAAACTCATTATTCTTCCGCCTTGGTCATAACTATTCTGCGATAAGTATTATCATTTGCCTCTACCTCTGATTCAATAACATTATAAAAAGCAGAATCAAATAATACCTGATCATCCATTAGTATATCTTCAGTTGTATCACAATATAAAATATAAGAAGGCTTAGAAAACTTTCTTCCTCCTTCTATAGGTTCAAATCCTTTGTTCCTTTGAATTCTGCACAGGATAGTCCCTGTCTCAGTTAGAGTATCTATTGGACTACCTCCACTATCAACTGTGGTAGTTGGCCTATATATACTGACTTCATTAGTAAACATATCAGATATACTCACTTATATATCGCTCCTGACATATTTTTTAAGTTTATCTTCAAACGCAGAAGTCCCTTCTTTCTCAGCATCTGTAAATTTTTCCCAGGAATAATCACCTAGTTTTTGTTTTTTAATATCACCAGATGTAAAACTCTTATTTTTTTGACTCTCAATTTCATTCATTAAAATAGTTTTTAGGTCAGTAGGAGCATTACTACTAGAACTAGGATCTGCATCAGTCCAACCTGCTGTATAAGTAATATTAAATAGTTGATTGCCATCATCTGTACTATTAAAATTAAAGGCTAAAGTCCCTATATCATTATAGACTAGGTAGTTATCAGAAGTTATCTCAGTTCTTGAGCTACCACTCCATACCCAGCCATATAAAACCTCTGAGACTGTTGTGACAGGATAATTATTAAGACTTAACTCATTACCACCATTCCCATCATAAATCTCTGTATACTCTTGTAGGTCAAATTTATGATGACAAATACTTTCTGCTTGACTTTGGACACTTTCTATAAGGTAAGAGTATTTATCCTCATCAGTAGTACCAGCAATATCTTTTTGCAAATATAATTCTAAATCGCTTAATTGTAAAATAGACATTATTATTTTTCCTTACTTTTACTCTCTATAATTCTATCAAGTTTCTCGTCCATACTCTCTATTTTCTTAAAAATTAGTTCAACTATTTCTTTTTTTGCGGAATTTAATTCTACTCTATTTATATTTGCTTGTAAAATAGATGCGACTCGATTTGTATCTTCTTGAGAATCAATTTTTATAATAGCTAAATTTATTTTTAAATTTTTTAACTCATTACGATATACACCTGTTGAAAATGCAAAAGTCCCAAAAGTTATAATAACTGCCACTAATAATGAAGCACTAATTTTTGTGATTTCCATTGTTGTTGCCTTTTTTTTAAATTTAATATCACTCATTACTGTCTACCTCTATTTGTCACAAAAATTAGTTAACATTTTGTTACGATATTTTTTTAACTTTTTTTGCCTTTTTAACTTTTTTAACTTTTTTGGCAGATGGCTTATTACTTTCATTTAATACTTTCTCCAATTTTTTAACTTTTGACTTTAAATTTGTTTCTTCTTCATACTCGTATATCTTTTTTGTTAGAATTTCAACCTGTTCATATAAATCAGCAATTTCATCTGCCTGTCTATCGTTTTCGTCCTCAAGATATTCAGCATTTTTAATCAGTTTTTCTGACGTTTTTATATCATCAAAGCAGTTCATGGGTAATGCTTTTTTTAGACTTATCAAAGAGTTATATACTCCGCAATAAACTGTTATTACATCACCTCTATTTTTACCGTTGTAAGGCTCTAGCAGGATACATTCATGTGAGTCACCAAACGATAAATCTTCTTTTTCATAATTATATTCTTGCATTTTATTTCTCTCCTAAAAGAATAAAGAATAGTAGTGGAGGAATATTCCCCCACTACTATGTATATACATAAAACTTAACTTGCTGATGTAAAGTTTATAGCACAAACAGCAGTGTTTGTACCATTTGTTCCAGGCTGATAAACTGTTTGTCCCATATGCTCAATTACTCTAAGAGTAGTCAAGTCATTTTGGAAGTAGTAGCCATCAGAACTGTCTATGTAAACATTTCCATCACTACCTGTTGCTATTACGCCTGACAAATCGCCAAACATTAGCTCAGTAGTTGAACTGTCACCAGATGCACTTGAAGCCATCTTAGAAACAAATTTCACAGGATAGCCAAACAAACTAGGTATAGGCCTCGTACCTGTGTTGACAATATAACTAGAACCAAGTGTCCTACTGATGCCTTCAAGAACTCCCCACATGTTTTTGTGGCAATACCAGGCACACTTGTTTGGATCAGCCCAGTCCGATGTATTCGCAACAATTTTTGAAATATCAGTAACTGCCAAATCGGACCATGTTCCAGCAATTTGTATTTCAGCAGTGTTGCTACCTATTGCATTCATTGCACTGATAATACCTGTCAACCCACCGTCAGCAGTATCAGCGGTTCCATCAGCGATAAAAATAAGATGTTGTTTTTTCTCAGATATAGCTCTTGAACAACTTTTCAAAGTTTGACTAGCAATGTCAGCTAAGCTGCCATGGCGATAGACTTCATTTGAGATAGGCGCAATACAAGCAATCTTTTTTTGAGTAATCGTTCTTGTGGTATATGCTGCTTTACTTTCAGTAATAGCTGCAACTTCATCTGTCATATAAGCAGTGGTCGTACCATTTAAGTCAATAAAGGTACCAACGCTGTTATAGATAGGCACGTCAAGTGTATCTTCTATATAACTTGGATAAAGAGATATGCTCTCAGCCAAAATACCTTTTGCATCTGTTGGATCAAGTGATCCACCATCAGCAGCAGTGCCTATATTAGCGTAGGTCGTAAGGGCCTTTTCATTTTTGAGCTTTTCAACCAATTGAACTGGAACATATTCCTTAGCAAATTTTTCCATATCATCAGCATTTTTAAATGCTCCACAAGGCTGAGTTCTACCTACGACTTCAATCCTAGCTGCTTTAACTATCTTAGCAGGTACTTCTTTAACTTCTTTCTTAGCTTCTTTCATCTCATCAACAAAAGCTTTGGCCATTTCTACACCAATTTCTTTTGCATTAATTTTAGTATCAGTAACTTCTACTTCTACTTCTTTCTTTTCATTTTCTAGGGCCATGATATGGTCCTCCATAATAAATAATAAATTAATCTGACAAAAATATTATTCATTAAACATAACCTTTAAGCTCGAAAAAGAGAGCTACTCTTAATCATCTTATTTGTCCTCGTAAAACAAACTTAATATTATTTTTTCGTAGTTTATAGTTCTACGCAACTTTTATTTTTTTCGCAGAATTAAAATAATTCTCCACGACTTTTCCTTATTTGTCTTCCAACTTCTTCACGAAAATATTTTAATACTTCTTTCATATCAACTTTTTGCTGTTTAACTACTTCTATAATTTTATCTTTTACCTCATCTTCTATCTTTACTTCTAACTCTTTTTCTACTTGTTCTACTATATTCTCAATTTCTTTTTGATTTCCTTTTTGACTATCCTCAATTTCTTCTTTATAATCAGGAATAAAATCTTTAGGATTTAAATCCATACTTTTAACAGCAGTGATTAATGCTGCCTGGTTAGCAGGCACTGTTACCACACTAAATTCCAATAATCTCCATTTACTAATTACATTCCTAACTTCTTTACCAAATTCTTTAATATCCTGTTTAGTTGGAACTCTTTGCTCTATAACTTGGAATCCCACAGATACACCTTTTATAATACCTTGCTTCATCAGAGACCATATCTTATCTATGAGTTCATCAGTTCCCTCATCAGCAAGCTTAGCTTTGCCTATGAGGTTATTACCTGACTTCCTGATAGACAGAGACTTACCTATAGGCATATCTTTGTTATGATTATATAAAACAGTCCCAGTGAAGCCAGATGAGTTCATTCCTGATCCTAGCAAAACCTCCTTGTCAAGGTCAAGTGTCTGAGCACTGATTATACCTGTAAATTCTCTTGCATCATCTTTAGATTTCTTAATTTCTAAATCACTTAACTCATAGTTCTTAAATTGTATTGTTTTGTCTGTTGACATAATTTTTCCTTAATTTA